AGATTTGACAGATAAAGAGATGGCTGAAATAAATGAATTTATTCGTAACTTGGATCACGAACCAGTAAACGAAGACTGGATGCTACAAGCAACAGAAAAGTTCTGTAAGGATAAAGCAGTCTATAATGCGATCTTAAAATCTATTTCTATTATTGATGGGCGTGATAAAACTCTAACACAAGATGCTTTACCTTCCATCCTTTCTGATGCACTCGCTGTTTCTTTTGACAACCATATTGGTCACGATTATCTTGACGATCACTCTTCAAGATTTGATTTCTATCATCGTGTAGAGGAGAAGATTTCCTTTGACTTGGAAATGTTTAACAAGATTACCAAAGGTGGGTTGTCAAAGAAAACTCTAAACATCGCATTGGCTGGAACAGGTGTTGGTAAGTCTTTGTTCATGTGTCACGTTGGTGCGTCTGTTTTGGTTCAGGGTAAAAATGTTTTATACATAACAATGGAGATGGCAGAAGAAAGAATCGCTGAACGTATTGATGCGAACCTCTTGAATCTGACCATGGACGAATTGAAAGTTATTGATAAGGATATCTTTGATAATCGTATTGATAAGATTGCTAAGAAAACACAAGGTAAACTAATCATCAAAGAATATCCAACTGCATCTGCTCATGCAGGACATTTCCGTGCCTTGCTTGAAGAACTGAAGTTGAAGAGAGAATTTAAACCTGATATTATTTTTATTGATTATTTAAATATCTGTTCTAGTCAACGTATGAAACAGGGTGCAAATATCAATTCTTATACATATGTTAAGGCAATCGCAGAAGAGCTAAGGGGACTGGCAGTTGAGTATAATGTTCCGATTGTTTCGGCAACTCAAACTACACGATCTGGATACACAAATTCCGATCCAGGATTGGAAGATACATCAGAGTCTTTTGGTCTACCTGCGACTGCTGACTTCATGTTTGCGTTGGTGAGTAATGAAGAGCTAGAAGGGTTGAATCAAATTCTTATCAAACAACTGAAGAATCGTTATAATGATCCAAGTTATTTTAAACGATTCGTGGTTGGTATTGATAGGGCGAAGATGAAATTGTATGATGTTGAGGCATCAGCGCAAGAGAATATCTCTGATTCTGGTCAAGATGATACTCCAATATTCGATAAATCACAATTTGGGTCAAGATTGAAAACAGAAAACTTTAGTGGATTCAAATTCTAATGCAAGTAGCACATTATACTCACGAGAAGCATAGCCCATTTGGTGTAGCGTTTAATTATTATATTGCTACATTTGACCCATTGCCAAAAGATTATGTCAGTTATTTAGAAACTTTTATACTTAGTATAGAAAAAGAAATAGTTGAAACATTTAAATATGGTTCAGATGGAGATACAGGATTGGGTAACGATAGTGTTACTTCTAAATTTTTGTTTTATAATTTATTTAAAACACAAGAATTTTCATTTTTAAAACAACATGTAAAAAATTCTGTTTATGAACTTCTTGACTATACTGGTTATGGCGAATATAATGTTCCATTATATGGGCACTGTTGGTGCAATGTGATGCGCAAGGGAGAACAGATTAAAGAACATCATCATGATGATAATATGTCAAAATCTTTTTTGAGTGGGCATGTTCCGATAAAAACAAATAAAACTTGTACATATTATATTAATCCTATTGATAAAAGTGTAGATGGAGAAGAAAATATTGATGGACAATTAACATTATTTCCTTCTTATATCAGACATTATACATCTCAAGTTGAAGATGACATAAGAGTGACTGTTGCCTTTGATATTATACCAGAATTTAAGTTTGTTAATGATAACTTATTGTATTTGAAAAAAAATCACTATGTGGAATTGTAGGAGAATATATGGTTAAAGTAGTTGTAGCTAAACAGAAAATTGACTGTGAACATTTAATTGGACAGTTCGTTGATGAACAACACTACGATCTTCTGATTGAAGAAGACATGGATGTATACATGCCAGAGATTCCTGGACATCCTGAATTGTTACATTCTGAAGAAAGAATTGTATTAAAATTCCGTAAGAATTTCTTTTCTAAAGAACAACAAGATCAGGCATACATTGGACTGCGTGAAGCAGCAACTGAAACTCAGAATCGTGGTGCTGCAGCTGGTCCACGTGCAGAGAAATTGGGTAATCGTGAATGGGTTACTGAATATGAATCAGACATTCTTGATTACTTCTTAGATCCAAAGGCAATGATTGGTGTAGATCCTATTGATGAAATCAAACGTAAACACGAAGGTAAAACTGACAAACCATCTACACGAAACAATGTATGGGGCATCAATGCAGTTACCAAAGACAAGTTTGTGTTCGCTGATTGGGTAGAAGCAACTCGCAAGTTACCTGCAGCAGAACAGATTGCTGAAGCCAGACGAATTGAGAAACGATACGTCTGCGCCACTACATATGCCAATGGTGTGTTTTCTGGTATTGCTGGTTGGTTCGATCGTTATCCTCGACTTCCTTATGGTCGTGCGACTTCTTACACTGCACGTGAACCAGAGAAGTTTGCGATGGCTTATCCATTCCTACAAACTCTTGCTAAAGGATTTCAGAAATTGCTACCGTTGCGTTATGAGAATCAGATGCAAGCAGCACGTAAGATGGATCCTCGCTTCTTGGTTCCTGGAACACCATTCACTACGATTACAGTGAACAAAACATTCCGAACTGCTGCACATCGAGATGCTGGTGATTTGAATGCAGGTCTATCCAATCTGTTGGTTCTTTCTAACAATGGTAACTACTCTGGTGGATATTTGATTGCGCCCGAGTATCGTGTAGCAGTAAATGTAAGACCTGGAGATCTGCTGTTGATTAATAATCATGAAGTCATTCACGGTAACACACCAATCGTTTTGAATGACGAAGAAGCAGAACGTGTTTCATTGGTTTGTTATTTTCGTGAGAAAATGCTTGAACTTGGTAGCAAAGAATACGAAGATTGTCGTTATGACTATGTTGAAGAGCGCAGACTTAATAAAGAACATCCAGGACACAAATATGAAGATGGAACAGATCGCCACTTGTGGAATGGTATCCATCCTGGGATGTGGGAATCAGATGAGTGGTATGAATATCTGGAAAGTAAACTTGGACATGATGTGTTGATTAAGTATCATCCAGAAGCAGAGAAGGCAAACTCGTTGGAAGGATTCTTTTAAATGATAAAAGATTTATTTTCAGTTCCACTTTACAAAGAAACTATTAGTATTTCTCAAGATGAAACAGATTTTATTTTTAATTATAGAAATATAGATGTTAAAAACAAACCAGAAAATTACAATACCAATAGTCAAGGAAATTATGGAACATATAAATCAACTGTGTTAGAGATTCCTGAACTTTTTAATATTAAAAAACAAATAGAAAATCATATAACAAGATATTCAAATGAGGTATTGGGTCTACATCTAGATTATGTTCGTTTAAATATAACCCAATCTTGGATTAATTATAACGATAAAGACACTTCACATCATACTCATTCTCATGCAAATAGTATAGTTAGTGGTGTAATATATATTACGGACAATCCAGCTGATATTATATTTTATCGCAGCCCAAGAAATACAGAATTAGAACCACCCCTTAAAACACTAACATTATATAACAGCGACTTATACTCAGTTTCTATTGATAGGAATGATATTATTTTATTCCCATCAAATATTATGCATGGTGTAGATACTAATAAAGATGACCACGTTAGAATTTCTTTATCGTTCAATACCTTTTATAAAGGAAAACTAGGTAAAGATACACTAAAAACATATTTGGAGATTATTTAATGTGTGCAGTTATTGGTGCCATTCTGCTTGAGCCAACCAAGCAGGACTTTGCTATGATTCGTCGTGTGTTTCACGAATCTAAGATTCGTGGGATGCATGCAACAGGTATCTCATTCCTACCGAACTGGTCATCTGGAATCGAAACTATCAAGGAATCAATTCCAGCAGATCAGTTTGTGGACAAGCATCTACACGATGATAATCTTGCGAGCATGATAGCTAACGATGGTAATCTTTATCTAATAGGACATTGTCGTTATTCCACGTCTGATTTAGAGTATAACCAACCTTTGTATACGTCCAATAAATCAATTGTTCACAATGGAGTTATCACTCAAGAACTACCAGAGAATTGGAAAGAACTATACGGCTATGACTGCATTACTAAAAATGATAGTGAATTGGTTTTGCATTCTGAAGATCCACTACGTGAATTCCCAAACATGTCAATGGGTGTAGTTGAATTACGAACAAACAAAACAATCAGGTTTTATCGTAATGGTAAACGTCCATTGTACTTGACTTCTATTCCAAATGGTAGTATAATTACTTCTACTGAGGATATTGCTAAACGTGCCGAAGTTGGAGGATTTCCAGTTAAGGTTTTGATGAATCACTATATTACATTTGACGACAAACTTGCAATGATGATTGAGAAAGTCTCAGTTGAAGATGCCGTTGATTACCAACATGTTGCTAGTTAACTCAACCAGAGTAGAAGAACTCATTAAAAACAGTCCAGCTGGTAAGAACACTAAGTTCTTATCGGCTGCACATTCATTGTGGTATCGTTTTCATAA